CCCAGCCGCATCTTCGTATGCATGGCTGTCTTGATCTTCATGGACGTGTCACGGCTGTACCACTCGCTTATCAGGTACTTAAACGCCACGTTGAGGCCGCCTGTGTCGCCCTTGAAATCGGCGCTGTCAAAATCATCGCCCACGGAAATAAAACGGGTGTGGAAGACGGGGAAAACACGCTCAATGAAGTAGCCGGTTTCAATGCTGTTGCGTCCAAATCGGGAAAAATCTTTGATGAGGATGCAATTCACCTTGCCCGCACGAACCAATTCCAACAGTTCCTGTACGGCGGGCCGCTCAAAGTTGGCACCGCTATGCCCGTTGTCAATGAACTCCAAAATCTCGGCATTGTCATACTCCGGCAGCGTCATGGCGTAATCCATCAGATATATCCGCTGGTTATGGATGCTTAAACTCTCCGTCTTATAGTCTTCAATCGAAAGCCGGATATATAAGGCGATTACATATTTGCGCATTGCTGCCACACCTCGCTGTATTGTTCCCATTCATCCTCAAATCTGGTCGTTAGGGTGATCTCTTGGTCATGGGTGATGTCAATGCGCTCCACTAGGAACTCAACCAAGGCGGCGGACAAGCGGCGGGAGTGGCTCAAATCCTTTGAGGCTTGCAGCAATGCTTCATATTGGGCAATCTGGCCTTTCAATGCCGCGACTCCTTTTTCCAATCCGTCTATCTCACCAAGAGATGCCGATATGTCCGCATCGTACTTTTCTTTCAGAATCCGATAATCTTCTTCGCAGATAATATCCCTCACCAGATTATCATACAAGCCTTGGACAAGTCCACGGGCACGCAAAAGCTGTGTCCTGCTTTGGGTCAGGCTATCCTGCATCCCATCCAGCCACCGCTGCCGCTCAGCTGCACCTCGCAAAGCACCGGCATACTTCTTTAGTGTGTCCGCCAGCCTGGTTTTCAGCATGTTTCTCACTGCTGGAAGCAGGTCACGTTCGTACATGGTCACACCCGCGCATGCGCCTTTTTTTACACGGCTGTTAGTCGGACAATGGAAGTAGTACGCATCCGGCATGGTTTTTCGCCTGTTACGTTGCCATTGCAAGCTGACGCCGCAATGTACGCAAAACGCCTTTCCCTTGAAGATATTAGGGGCAAAAGGCGTTACTTCGTACTGCTTGCTTTCCTTGGCAACCTGAGTACGCCACGCCCGAACCGCTTCAAACATTTCCTTGCTGATGATCGCCTCATGGGTGTCGGGCACCGCTATGAGGTTGTCCGCCCCGGCACGCACCTGCCGATGCTCTACAACTTTTGTCTTGCCCTGCAACATGTCCCCGGCGTACAACTCGTTGTCAAGTATCCTCGCAACGGTGCGGGTCTGCCATATGCCCGTACCCACCAAGTTTTCATTGGTGATCACACCCTTTTGGTGCTTGTAGTGGTTGGGGGCTCGGAAACCCGCCGCATTAAGCCGCATCACGATGGCGTTGACGCTCACCTTTTCATGAGCCCACTCGAATATTTGTCGTATTACCGCTGCGGCTTCTTCATCCACCAGCAACTTGTGACAATCTTTCGGGTCTTTCCGGTAGCCATACAGGGCGTGTGCGCCCACATAATCGCCAGCTCTCATGGCTTGCCGGAGTTGGCTTCTGACCTTTCGGCCAATATCCATTGAATAGGCTTCGTTGATCATATTTTTGAGGGGCAGAATAATGCCCCCGTGCAGATTATCCGGGTTCTCGCTGTCGTAGCGGTCGGCAACGGAAATAAAGCGCACTTTGTGGGCAGGAAAGAACTGTTCCAAATAGAAGCCCGTGTCAATCGAACTACGCCCCAAGCGGGAGAGGTCTTTTACGATTACGCAGTTTATCTTGCCGGCCTCAATGTCAGCAAGCATCTGCTGAAACGCTGGGCGCTGAAAATTGGTTCCTGTGCATCCGTTGTCGATATACACATCATGCACCAGAAATTCCGGTTTTCCAGACAGGTGGTTCTCCAGCACCATCTTTTGCGTTTCGATGGAATTGCTGCGCTTGTCCCTGTCCTCTACGGAAAGCCGAATGTACAAGGCGGTATGGATGTACTGCACCTCGGCATAGGCCATTTCCTGCGTTGCCAAGAATTTTCTGCTTTTTCTTGCCATTCTCATCAACCCGCCTTTCTCTGGTTTTGAACATCCATCAGGGCCATTGCCTTTTGATACTCATCCTGATAGTTAAAACGAATATCGATTCTCATGCCGGATTCGCTTTTGCCATGAACCTTGATGTATTGAATCAGATGCACCACGGCCTTGCGCTCCAGCGCTTGCAGGGTGGAAAACTTTTTGAAATGCTGCGTCCAGCGCATCCGTTCACTCCGGTTCTCCAGCACGTCATTGAGCTTCCGCTCTATTTCAACCAGACCGTCCCTCAGTTGACGGGCCTGATCGTCATAGCGCCTTTTCAGCATCATGTAATCGTCCTTGGAGATAAGCCCGCTCACCAGCCGTTCATACAGCCCGGCCTTGAAGCTGTTGGCCTCCTCTATCTGGCGCTGGTGCTGTTCGATGTGGCGCGTGTACTCCTGTACCAGCGATTTGTTGATGCTTTGCTGGTCAACACCGTTCAGCAGGCTTTCCAGGGACACCACATTGTCGATTTGCACCTTGACACTCAGAAGCGCACAGTCCACCAAATCGCTTTCCTTCACCATGACCGGCCTTGCGCACTTGCCTCTCTTCCCTTCGATGCAGTAGTAATAGATATACTCCTTGCCGCCTGCGCGGTTCACTTTGCGCGTCATGCGGCTGCCGCAGCACCCGCAGATCAGGATGCCTGAGAAAAGGTACACCTGTTTTTCTTTAGGCGAAATGCGCGTATCCAGATGCCGGATGCGCTGCACAAGATCAAAATCGTGCTTTTCCACAATGGGGTCATGGGCGTCGTGTACACGTATCCAGTCGGCGGCAGGCAAACTTTCCATTTCCTTTATTTTGAAATGCGGCGATGCCTGCTTGCCCTGCACCAGCGTGCCGGTATAAGTTTCATCCCGTAAGATACGAAGAATGGCCGTGGCCGACCATTTGCAGTTTTCCTTGTCCGCAAAGCCTCTTTTAGCGCATGGAAGGCTCTGATTTTTCTTATAGGCCAGCGGCGATAGAATCCCTTTGCGGTTCAACTCCGCCGCGATCCGCAGGGCGCTCATGCCCTCCAGACGGCTTCTGTAGATTTCCCGAACCACACTTGCGGCGTAGGAATCGATCTCCAGCTTGTTGCGATTTTCTTCGGATTTGACATACCCATACACAGTGAACGCGCCCACAAAATCGCCGTTTTTCCGTTTGACCTGCAACGAACTGCGCGTCTTGACGGAAATGTCCCGGCAGTAGGCTTCGTTCATGATGTTTTTCACCGACACATGGAGGTCGTCACCGTTTTCGTCCCGTGCGGTATCGATGTTGTCGTTGATGGCAATAAAGCGGACGCCGTAAGCTGGGAAGATGCGCCGCAGGTAGCGGCCGGTTTCAATATATTCTCTACCCAGGCGGGACAGGTCCTTCACAATGACACAATTGATCTTTCCGTCCGTGATATCCCGCATCATTTTCTGAAAGGCGGGCCGGTCAAACAGAACGCCACTGTAACCATCGTCAATTTGTTCATCCACCGCCTCAATGTCGGGGTGCTGCTCCAGAAAGTGATCGATCAGCTTTCGCTGATTGGCGATGCTTTCGCTTTCTATCGATTTGTCGTCCGTATAGGAACGCCGGAGGTACTTGGCTGCTTGGTAAGTCCGCATAAAAAATACTCCCTTCATCACGGACTGTTCCCGCAACGCAAAGAGTAAGTGAGGTATTCGATTGTGTTTCACCCTTTTCCAATCGGATTGTACCACACCCTGCGGGAAAAAGCAGCCCCCAAAATATCAATTATCGAAGAATGCCCATCAGACAGTCCTCCAAGGTAGGCCCTGCATCGGCAAAGCTGGCGTTGACAACGAATTTCCCGCACCGAAAGCGATAAGGATTTTTGATCTGCCGGACAAACTCAGCAATCCTTTCTTCGCGGGGCAGGGTCTTGTCCAC